TCAAAATCACCGCGTTTAAATGCTTCGTATGTAAAACTCGTATCATCTAAATAGATGGCTTCTTTGACTGAAATGTAAACTAATTTACTTAATAACATATTTTCTCCTACTATATAAGGTCGGCTGAATTGGAATTACACCAATTTTTCTTTAGGTGAGTTAAGGCACAAACCAATAAGCCTGTAAACCTAAAGCGTTCTACTATATAAACTATCAACCGATATGAGTGCCTACCCCCATAAGGCAAGCACTACTTTTAATGGTTTAACCGATTACTTTTCCTTTTGGATTTTCACCTGTAAAGATTTCTGGATTATTATCAACAACCCATTCAGGAACTTTTGTGATTTCTCCAAGTGGAACAATTTTGGTTATTCCATTGTGTTGGAAACTCATCACTTTGATTTCTGGATTTCCTGAATCTTTTTCAATAATTACTTTTACCATAATATTTCCTCCGATTCTTTTAGTAAGGTGTTTTTATTAAGGAGTGTTATCGCCTCACTTCTTTTAATCATTATTTACCTAACAATTAGATATTAGGAGAAGATTCCTTCTTAACGAAGTGTTGTCTATCGCTATCAACGATATCAAGCTTAATTTCAGCTGATAATTTGTATTTAGCACGAACAATTGCTTCATCAGCAACGATAGCAGTAGCAAAGCCCATAACTTTGTAACCGATACTACCTCTTTGATTTAAAGCATCAGGTTTAACTTTAGAGATAACTCCTGCTGTTTCATCAACTTGAGGTATTGCACCTAAACCTTTGTCGATAACTTCAACACTGGTGCTGCCGAATGATACAGTCTTTACAGGCATACCATAATCGGTTTTACCAATGAATAAGCATTGACCATAGACACCAGCTTCAACAGCATCTTTACCTTTATTAGAAACTTCATAATAAGTTCCAATATCACCAACTACTGGTGATGGGACTGCTGTATAAACATATGTTCCATCGTTTAAGTAACCTGCACTTGATCCTGCTGGTTTAGCAGCTCTTGTGTAATAGGTCTTGGTTGGATCGATAGCTGTATCAGTTGTTAATGCAGCAACGCAAGCAACCGCTGGCTCTGCAGCTGTTCTAATATACATAACATCATCTGCGTGTTCGAATAATACGAAACCAGATAATTCACCGAGATAACCATCGATGATGGATTCTTTTTGTGAAGTATGTGTAATGGAATCTTTATATTCAATTAAGATGTCAGAAGCGTGTTCTGGAGTAAGGATGTTACCATATCTTGTTCCGCTAATAGGTTTAGCGTGATTCTTTCTTAAGATAATTCTTGCATTTTGCATACTTCTTAAGTATTGGTTAGTTCCAGTAGAAACTAAATCCATTGTGCAAGTTCCAGAAACGAATTGTTTTCCTTTTCTTAATTCGGCTTGATCGTGAGCATCAGCTGCTAATCTTGCCTTTGCATCTGCAACTACATCATCATAGTTGTAGCGTTTTGATTCATCAGTATATGCAATCCAGTTACCATAATTGGCTGGTTGAATTTTGAACTTAACATAAGTAAGTTTTAATGAATCTGGAGTAATTCCTTCTTGTAAGTTAACTAAATCAGTTTGCTTTAATTCAGGAATATTTAACTTTCTCCATTCTAATGAGCTATATCCTCTTGCGACATTGTCATGTCCACAGAATTTATCCCAGAAATTATCATTATCTCTTAAGGATACGAGAATATTCTTTTTGATGTCGGCGATTTGCTCAATAGTAAGTTCGCCATGTTTGACTAAATCTGCCATATTATTTCCTCCAATTGTGCAGAAACTTTAGAGGTCAATTTTAGAAGAAATCTTCTTGCGGATTCTTCTTCTTTTGATAAGCTTTATACTCTTCATCGGTCATTGACATAAAGTCTTTTTCGATTTCTTTGCCAGTTGGATCAGGATTTGGAGTTTTAGTTTGCTTTTTAGCAAGCTCTTTCGCCTTTTCATCATCAGTGTTCGTATTATCTTTTGGTGGATTCTTTACGATATATGAGCTATAGATTTCATCTAAAGTCCATCTACCGAACTTATCACCAGCAAATTTTTGGAACTCCGCATCTGCCGCAAGCTTATTCAGATCAACATCTGGATGCAGTTTACTAAACTCTTCAACTTCTTTTTTGGCTTTCTCTTGCTGCTTCGCATCGGCATCAGCTTTAGATTTCTCTAACTCATCAGCTTTTTGTTTAGCAATGCGGTTTCTATTGGCTACTTCCTTTGGATAATCCTTTACAGGATCTTTACCAGACTTTTCGAGTTCTCTCATGATTTCGTATTCTTTCAAATCTTCTTCATCATTGATAGGCTCTTCAGTGTAAGGATTAGTCTTTAGAACAGATAATTTTCCTTCTACAGTGGCTTTCTCTCGAATCTGCTTATCTCTATCCTCGCGTTCTTTGGCAAGTTTGGCTTTTTCTTCAGCCTCTCTTTTCCTACGAAGCTCGGCGTAATAAGCGTTCTTTTTCTCTAATTCCTTTTCTTCAGCAGACTTTTGTTTTTCCTTATCTTCAGGATTACCATCCTTATTTTCAGTTTTACTCTTGTCTTTGTCAGTTCCTTCATCTTTAGGTTTATCTAATTCTTTATTGTCAGGATTTGGATTAGATTTAGATTTATCATCTTTATCTTTCTCTTTACCCTTATCTTCAGGATTATCCTTACCTTTTTCTTCAGGATCTTTGAAGTCATCAGGATTTAGAATGTCATCATCGAATCCATTAAAGAATTCTTTGTTGGCATCAGGTTTTGTTTGTTTTTCCATATAAGTTACTCTCCTTTACAGCTATGGATGCTGTGATTTTTGCGCTATTTCAAGCGATTAGATTTTTACGCTATCCTATGCGAATGTTATTTTTACGCTATTAACATGCGATATATCACACTCTAATTAAAGAGTTATGACTGTTGTTGAGGCGGAACATTACTCATTTTGTCCTTTTCCGCATTTTGTTTGTCCTTCATAAAGGCATTTATAATGTTGTTTTGAGCATTAATCTTATTTCCAAATTCAGTTTGTAAATTCTTTAAGTATTTACCCTGATATGCATTGACACTTTCAAGTTGTTTAGCATAATTGACTATTTCTTGAGTTTGTCCTGCTAATTGTTTGAATTGTTCAGTTAATTGATATAATTGAGATTTCTTTCTATTTTCAACAACTCTCTTTAATGCAGCCTTACTTCTTGGTGAAATTGTTGGGCTTGCTTCAAGATACATAGCAAGAATATCTGGATCAATGTTGTTAATACCACCATTGAGTAATAAGTTATCCCACATTTGTTGTTCAACAAGTTTGGAATCAGATACACCCTGCATAGCTTCGATAGAAATATCAAAGTTAATGCCATATAATTCATCGGATTTAATTTCTTCAACTTTAACTTTATGAGTTGGAGTAGCAAAATCACTTGCTTGAGCATTTGGATTTTGTTGTAATTGATGTCCATTTTCGACACCTTCTTGAAGAATCTTTCTTGCATTTTCTTCACCATCATAGTCGGCATCGTTCATTTCATATGTATATCTTGCTTTATCGACATAATGTTTGTAATACATCATACGAATAGCAGCTTTATCTTCGTTATATACCCAGAATAATTGTTGTTGTTGTTCAATAGTAGTATTGTTTTGTTTAATCATTTGTTGAACAGCATAACCAGAAATATCTTTATTAGAGAAATCTCCATTCATAACATCAGAGAAAGAATAGATAGTTCTTGTTATACCGATTAATTTATCAGTGAAATCTAATAAACCATTTGGCATTGGTTGAGATTCAGCAAACTTAACACCGAATCCATTTGTAAAGTTAGAGTAGTCAATGATAACTTGACTTGGCTCATTAGTAATCTTTTGTCCTTTTAATGCACCTGCTTTAGCAATTATCTTGTTATAAGCATTGTTTTGAGCGCATTGTAAATTCATAGATATAGCAAAGTTAATACCTTTTTGAATTGGTATTAATGACTTAATATCACTTCTTCCATAGAAAGAACGATTTTGATTATATGGTCTATATACTGCAAATGGATATAAAGAGAACTTTTCTTTGATTTGGTTGTAACCAGTATCATCTAATTTCTCTTTTTTAACTTCGTTCATTACAAAGTTTTCAACATCTATCTTGTAATCTTTGACTAAATCCCATTCGTTATCTTCTATTTTTGGTTTATTGTATTTATTCTTAAATTCTTTAACTCTTCTTTTGATTAAAGCTTCACTTACTTTACGAGATAATGGATGTGGATTATTAAATAATGAACAAACTTCAGTTTCACAGTCGAAATAGACTTCACCATCTATTCTAAAGAAACGAGTATAAACACGAATTAATGGATGAGAGATAGAATCTTTCTTTTGATATTGATCATCATTCATTTCTTCTCTCTTAATTAAATCTTTCTTTGCTTGAATCTCTGCTTTATCTTTACCTTCTATCATGTCATAGACTGCATAGATATCGTAATCATCCCAGAACATAACCCATTTTTGATTTTGAATATCAGAGATATATGGATTTGCAACTGCGAAATTTCTTAAGTCAATATGATGTTCTCTTAAACCGCCTTTATAAATTCCTTTATAGGAAGTATCATCACTATCCCAAGCAATATAAGTTATTTCTGTTCCATTAACAAAACCATTTAATGCAGCTTGGAAGTTATGAGATTTAAGTTTTAATTTATTGCAGTTATATTCATCAAATTGTCTAACTTTAGTTGTATCGACATTTAAATCATCAGCAGTAAATGTAAGATAAATTGGAGTTCCACAAATCTTAC